CAAATGTTGTGCCCTTCGACAACAGCATTGAATGTACCTACAATTTCGACTTCCATCAAGTAAAAATCGACACTATCCTTATCATAGCGATACCATTCAATACCATCAGCATCAACCATCTTCAGCTTCTTCTGTACGCCTGTGAGACGGTTGAATATCTTATTCACACGCCAGAATTTGTCACCAATGTTATACTTCATTCTATAGTCTCCAACGACAATGCTTCGGTATACACCTCGCGCATATAATGTTTCATCTTATCTGCTTCAACAGGTAATGTCAATCCAGAAATATAACCATCAAGAATGGTGAGTGTGTCTTGAGCTTCATCAATCTTCTCATCTTCTTTGGTGTCTATGAAGTTGCTAACATCTTCAACAATCGTAATGTCAGCAACTTGTTCCTTATAAAGCTTATCGACTAACATATCAAATGCATATGGATTCGTCTTATTTACAACCACGATCTTCACGTAACAATCTTTATATTTGCTATAGTCTGTGACATTGATTGTTTCTGTGATGTCAGGATTCTTTATATCATCATAAGCCACCATATGAAAAATACGGAAAGGATTACGAATAAAATCTTTTTCCAGTGTGTCTGTATCAAGGATTGTGAAGCCGCGAGGATCATTATAGTCAGACCATATATGCTCACAAAAAGCGCCAATATAATGAATATTGTCCCGAACAGAACGGTGATGATAATGACCAGTAAAGACACTATGAAAACGATTGAAAATTTTATGATCGAGTCCATGCTCAGACATCATTCCTTTTTGCATTTCAAACCCATTCAATTCTAGATGGGCGCAACATATATCTGCAATGGAGTTTTCAATCTCATCAAGAGAGTTCTTCTCGTTTGCATTGTTGATCCAAGGAAGCAAAAGAATAGAACAAGAGTCAATCATCAGATGAGTTGCTGTCGAATAGATATGTACGTTTTTATATCTATTACCCACAAACTCTTCAAGAGCATTGACCTTATATGTGTCTTTGAAATATTCATCGTGATTGCCAGCAATGACATGCATTTCACATAGTTCATTCAACGGCTCAAGAAAGTCTGTTCTCAACCTGGAATGAGTAAGAACGTTAATATACTTCCTACGGTCAACAAGATCGCCAAGATGAATGATATGTTTAATTCCATTCTCTTTGATATACGGGATAAGAAACTCATCTACGCTCCTCTTGAAATAGTCAAGGAAAACTGGAGAATCATTTCTAACTCCCCAGTGAGTATCCGTGAGTATTAATACTTCAGTCATGCTCTCTTCTTTTTAGTGTTTGTAATATACAACTCATTATCAAACTTTTTTACAGACTTCTCAATTGTCTCTCTGATTGTTTCCAGTCTCTGACGATAGTTCTGTCTGATATAGACACTCTCATTCTTATTGAGAAGACTGTTGATCAAATGCTCAATTTGAAACGGTACTTCGTTGTTCATCTTCTTCCTCGTAAAACTTTGTTAGGCCTTCTTTTGCAATTTTTCTTTTCTCTTTCTTGATTTCTTCTTTTCTTTCGTATCTTTCCATAAACTCGTTAATGTTATCGTATATGGGAGACGAAAGCAAGTGATTGTTGTCACTGTCAGTTAACAGTGCTGCATGTCCATTATTGATGATTGTTTCCTGAAAGTTCTTGTAGATGATGTATCTATTCTTTTCTTCCTTGTTGATGCGTCTTAGGAAAGCATAGTAGATCACTTGGGTGAAGTATGCGAACGGATTCTTTCCGAGTTCAGGATTATAATCATTGAAGTATAGAATACAGTTCTCAATGCCATCAGATACCATCTCTTCCCTAAAAGAATAATTGATAAAACATGGCTTATTGGAAAGCTTGTTTGAAATCTTGTAGATGCACTCACCTATATAATTAGGAAGTCTTGGCTCTTCAAGACCATTCTCTTTTGCAATCTTCACTCTTTCCTTGTGTTTCAGAATTTCTTCATAGAATTTCTTGTTATCAACGTAGTGCGCTTTCTTATCGTTGCTCATACTAGTACTCTCTCCAGACTGACTTTCAATTCTTCCAAGCTATTCTCATCAGCTTGATACTTTATACCAATACCACCCGCAGTATTCCATGATGTGATATTCTTTCGGAAATCATCAATCAGAATGTTAGGTGTTCCATTAGTTACAGCATACTTGTGCTTCTCTCTTTCAAAGATGATTTCATCAGCAGGAACAGAGATGAACTTTGCAAGCCACTCTTTCTTTCCTTTGATACTACCATTCAAATCATAGTTTAATGGACTAGATAATATCTTGTAACCACCTGCCATAGATTTGATCATTTCTAATAACTTGTTCGCTGTAGAGAATACAGGTAAATCTTTGAAGAGTTGATATGCATCGGTATTCTTGAAGAATGCTTCCCAATCTTCTTCCGTCATTTCATTATAGTGTTCTACATCGTATATCTCGGCTACATGATTGAACAAATCTGCCAAGACTCCATCCATATCAACATACACTACACTCTCAATATTCTTTTTCATCATTTTCACTTTCTGATTGACAAATGCTTGACATGTACTCATAATGGCTATGTCCACCATGAAATGAATACCTTTAGTTATACCTTGGTTAATGTCTTTAACTTCTGTATCTGCTTGTCGATTATCTCTTTTCTGTTAGGCCACTTGATCATAGGTTTATCTGGATCTTTAGCTAGATTCTCCAGCAGAGGTAAGAAGATTTTATTCAATGCAGTCAATCTCTTCTTAAGATCATCTACTTCAGCTTGAAGAGATGAATAGTTCTGATTATTCTCAATCAGTTCATCTTCATGAGAAAATGTAAAACCAAAATCATCATCTTCAGCAAGTTCAAGATATGAATTCTTATTAGACATTAGTGTAGTTTTCCTTTATCTGGTTTGTTAATTCTCTCTAATAATTCTTTCAGCATGTCCATTGCATTTTCATCATCTTCCATGCCAAGATCATCATCTGTCATTATACTATCAAATTCAAGCTTTTGTTTGTCTTCTTTGCTTGAGAAATGTATAATCGAATCTTCATAGTGACTGGATAACATCTCACTGGGTGGTGACATGAATAGTACTTCTGATTTTGGTATTTCAAATTCTTGTTGAGCGCAAATTCGAGAAAATACCCATTGCATTAATGAAATTGATAGATATCCTGGTTTACCTGATGTAAGATACATGATCTTGCAAGGATTGTGTAAGACATATCCTAACTCAGTTTCATTCACTTCTGAGATGATATCTTCACCATTTTTCAATCGGAAGAAAAGTATCTCATTTGAGATCGATTTTGTAGACTTTGAACTTGAACTTTTCCTCGCCATATAATTTGACCCTTTCGGCAAAATGCTTCAACGTATAATTCTCATGCTTCTTGTATCTCATATCATCCGCAATATCAAATAGAGTAGCAGCATCTTTGGTGTCGCTCTTACGTAGACCACGACCAATAGATTGCAAGTTTCTTATCCGAGACTTAGATGGACTAGCAAATATAATGTTATGCAGATTTCTAATATTGATGCCAGTGCTAAAAGTGCCAAAACTAGCAACAATAATAGCCTGCGTTTCCTGTTCAACAATCTTACGAATCTCTTCACGTATGTCCACATCTGTTTCACCACTTACGAAGAATACCTTTCTGTCCACTCCCAATTTGTCAGAAATGAGTTTGTGTAGAATGCGTCCGTGCTTGTCAACATACTGGAAGAGAACGAGCGTGTTTCCTTCAAGTGAGACGGCAAGATTAGAGATGAACCGATTTCTGGCATCGTTAAGCACAAGGTATTCAATCTCCTGCTGATAGGTAAAGTTCTTTGCTGCTTGACAGATAGACTCATTATGTCTAAGAAGAAGACACTTGATTTGGAACTCAGCCAAGTGCTTTGCATCCATGAGTTCTTTGGTGGTGATAACTTTACGAACTGATCCAAAAAGTCCTTCAAGAACCAGTTTATGTGTCTTTGTTCCATCCAGAGTACCAGTCGTTCCAATTCTATATCGTGCATTAGATAAACCCGTCATAATATCTATAAGAGATTTGGCCTTGAACAGATGTGCTTCATCACCGATCACAAAATCAAAGTCAGCAAAATACTTCTTCGGCATCTGATAGATAGATTGCCAAGTTGAAACTGTCAGAAACTTATCGCTATACTTTTCCTGACCCTGATATATCTTATGTACTTTGTTGCTAACATTCCATCCATTCGTTTCACTATAATCTTTGAAATCGCTTGTCAACTGCTCTACAAGAGAAACAGTTGGTACGATTATCAAACCTCGTTTTAAACCTCTGTGTTCCAGAAAACGAGTAAGAAGATAAATAATAAGAGACTTACCACTTGCAGTGGGGCTAAGTAGTAAAGTTCTTCGTACACGAATTGCATGAACGAATGCATCCAGTTGGTAATCTCTTGGAGCATGTTTCGGCCTTATTAGTTCTACAAACTCTTTTGCTTCCGCTAACGAAAACTCTTCATCATAGTCTTCGTTTTCATAATCCCAATCATAACCACGTTCTTCACAAAACTTTGCAATCTCAGGAACAAGCCCACGATATACTTGTCTCTGTCTGGTATCAAACAATCTGATTTTACCATCCCACAATTTTGCTCTATATTGGGGAGTGAATTGATATCCTGGAACAAGAAAAGTGAAATGCTCTCTCAGTTCGTAAGATACACCTTCTGTACATTCGACACGTACAAAAGCTTCATCTTTGTTATGAATAATGATTTTATTGTCCACCTACAAATTTTTCCCAATCAATTATAGAACGCACTTGAAACGTTCTGTTATTTAGTTCTTTTAATACAGCTTTGCAGAACTCGACAATCTCTTCATGAAGCACTTTCTTCAAAAGAATAGCATTCAGTTCTTGATCTGAATCGAGATATATATTGATATCAGCGCGAAGCACTTTCTTAGTCATTGGTTGTAAATTGTGTGTAGCAAGGTCTTCTGGGTTGTTAAGGTCTCCATTGTAATACTCCCACTTCACTCTTCTGCGATTTTGATATTCAGACATCATCTTCTTCACAACAAGATTATGATGTGTCATAATGCGAAGATACTTTGAATGAAGAGAAGGAATTCTTTGCAGTTCTTTGCTAGGTTCAGTCAGATCAATAGAACTATCTTTTGACCATTCATCCATCAAGACATCAATATTCACTGGCGGCTTCATGATATAACTCCAATTAAATAAACTAAATTCTAAAACAGAATACAGTCTATGTCAATCAAATTCTTTCGATTTCAAAGTGATCGTACCGAATGCCTAGTTCAGATGTAATGACATTATCTGCTGTTTCGGATGTACTGAAAGTAACACCGCTCAGAGATACTGGATGACAGTTACGAAACTTGAAACGAACATTTGGTATATTAGCATTTGTATTGATAGTGAGAATACCATCGTAGTATATGGGATTGTCTGGATTATAATGTTTAGCATACTCTTCAAATTTAGTGGGCATAGCAACGCTGCGAAGCCAATTATATGTTTCTTCCCATACTCTCAAATCTTCATCAACAAGAAACGACATTGTTAACTGATCGTAGTCAAGTTTCAATCCATGACGATAGATGTCTGAGAAAGGATTCAATTGGGTTATAGCAGAGACTGATACACCAGGCATAGTAACAGTCTGACAAAAATATCTTGCAAATGACAAGTTAGGTATAATGAACGTATACTTTGTTGGTTGCAGAAAACTTGTGTTTTCTGGCGTTCTCATTAAAATATTGTCTGTTGTCATTGCTTGTTACCTCTGTACTATTTATATAAAAAAAGGGCAGCATTTCTGCTGCCCAGTTTGTACTCTTTGTTCTTGCTTCTTATTAGGTAAGATTGCGAACTCTGAATAGTCTGTAGTACTGATTGGTACGATCCGCGATGACACCAAGACCAGGTGAAGAATAGTCATAACCACGAGCAAATGGATTTGCTACCATGCCATAACGTGTCTTGAAGCCAATCTTTGGCTGGAATGTATCCTGACCAATAGCACGAACCATCTGTAGAGGAACGTATGGGCAGTAGAATAGACCAGCGTCATAAGGAGAAGTACCCTTATAACCAACGCAAGCAAGTTCGTCACCTGATGCAGAACCACCGAAGTAAGGATCAATATAGACCTTTACACGACCGTGCATTGTACCAGCGAATGTGTTACCTGTATCATCAACCTGTAGGTTAACGTTTAGAGCAGGTGTATAATCAAGAACACCAGCCATAGCAAGAGCAGATGCAACATCTGAAGATACAAGCAAGATGTTGCCCTTACCACGACGAGTTGCCTTCGCAATCGCGTTACATTCACGTTCGATCTGGAACACAAGACCCTTGAACTTTTCAACTGACCAACGGCCGTTTGAGTCAGTATCAAGATCGAATGTACCAGCAGTTGTTACACCATACTGGGCACCTACAACAGCAGATGTGTAAACAGTTCTTACAACTTCACGATTGATTTCAGCAAGAATTTCTGTTGAAAGAATGTTTGCAAGCTCTGTTTCAGCATCAAGACCGTGAACAGCCTTAAGATCCTGTGCAAGTTCCATTGTGTATTCAGCCTTTAGAGCGCGTGAACGTGCTGTGACTGTTACCTTTTCAATGCTGAATGCCATTTCAGCGAAAGCGTTTGTACCGCTGTCACCAAGAGATTCAGCCTGAGTTGTTGACATACCGTTAGCTGTTGTATAAGCACCGGTATTTGCTGTATTTGAAACAGGGTTGTTACCAACCATGCCATTTGGAGAACCGTTAGCACCAAGAGCATTACGTGCAGAGAATGCGTTGTCAACTTCATTGAAGAATGTTTCAGCACCTGACTGATTTGTGTAACGTGAACGCATAGCGAAGATAAGTCCTGTTGGACCTGTCATTGGCTGAACGCCTGCGATATCATAAGCAATCAAGTTAGGAAGGGCACGACGAACCAAGCTGATAAGAATTGGATCGTATGCAGCAATGGCAGAGTTACCGCCAGCAGCATTACCAAGACCACCACCATAGTTGGTTGGAGCAGATTCGTTAAGAACACGAGATTCTTCTGCCATTGCGCGTTCCTGGTTTTCCAAGATCATGGCAGTTACGGCACGACGATAAGGATCCTTGATCTTACCGGCACCTTCATGGTCAAGAACTGGTGACCACTTTGCTTCTAAGTTTTCTGAAAGATACATTGTTGTTATCTCCTTTAATCTTTCTTTTATTATATTTATAATTTTCTATTACTTTGGAAGAGTTCTACCAAGTGTCTGTACGTACTTTGCCATAGGACCTGATAGTTCTTCGTTAATCATGTTTCTACCATCTGAAACAGATTCAGCAGAATCTAAAACTCTGTCTGTCTTTACAGATGAAGAGAAATAGTTTTCTTTTAGAATATTCAACTTCTGTGCATATTCATTCACATCAGAATATTCAATACCTTCAGCCAATGTCTTAAGCTTATCAGCTTGTGTAGCTGTCAAACCTTCACAAACATCAACTAGAATTTCGTTTGTCTTAGACTCGTTAAGCATCTTGCTTAGAGCAACATTGCGTTCAATCTCTTCATTGAGCTTGTCAGTCAATTCTTCAACCTGATTACCCATTTCTTCAAGAACATTAATCTTATCTTCTGGAATATCAATGTAATGTTCAGTGAATAGATTACGAAGACCTGAAATGAAGTCTTCTGTTAGTTCTGTACGAAGACCTGCTTCAATAGCAATTTCGTTGTCAGATGTCCACTGTTCAACAACATAGTTGAGATAATCATCAACGTTTGATGTTAGACCTTCTTCAAGTGCCTGAACTTCTTCAACAAGAGTAGCAGCATATGCTTCTTCAAGAACTGCAAGTTCTTCTGCAAGCTTTACCTTTACAGCGGCCTCAAAGATTGTCGCAGCCTTTGTCTTGAATTCTTCTGAAAGCTCTTCGCCAGCAAACAATGCATCCATTGCTTCTTGCATATCGATTTCATAACTTTCAAGTTCTTCTGAGATTTCATCTTCAACTTCTTCTGATACTAGTTCGAAGTTTTCATCAATTGCCTGTGCAATCTGATCTTCATCATAGCCTTCAGCAACAAGAGCATCAATGAATGCTTCTAGTTCTTCCGAGATTTCAATTTCGTTTTCCTCTTCTTTAAGAGCGACTCTACCTGCTTTGGCTTGCATAGCTCTTTCTTTTCTTGCCATTTCCGGTCCTAGAGCTTGAGATACAGCACTAACTTCTCCGCCGCCTTTCATTTCTTCTAACTCTTCTTCTTCAAGCTTGCGATTACGATTAGTTGATATTGCTTTACGACCAATATCACCAACAGCACCTTTACTCTTAAATGTTCCTGAAGAATTTTTTGCTTTACCAGCAGGTAAAGTTGTTACTTTTCTTCCTGCTGCCTTGTATGCAGCCACTGCCTTTTCACCTTCTTCACGTTCTTGTGCTTTACCCTCTTCAAGTGTATCACCATCTTCGTCAAGTTCTTCAGCAATTGAACCCATTGGTTCTGCTGGTCTTGCACCTGAAGTTGGCTGACTCTTATCTTTCTTCATTGCGCCAGAAGCCGCAGCACCAACGTTTGAACCTTCACCAGCAGACTTTGGTGCATCAGCAACAAGCTGTGCAGAACCTAAAGACTGTGCTGGATCAGAATATGCTGAACCTGGTCTTAAAGTTGCAGCAAGAGCAGTATTCTCATTCATAAGAATTGCCTTTGCTGTTTCAGTAAGTGACTTACCCATATTAGATTACTCCTTGTTTTAATATATTTATAATTCTTAAAGTTTTGAGAGATAATTCTTGAACACTTTCAATGCTACATCTTCAATGTCATGTCTAGACGCTTCACGAAGTAGTTTTTGAGCGCGTTCCTGATGAACTGCCTTCCATCCTTGATTAGTCAGAATCCATTCAGCACCTTCCATGATACCTTGTACAAAAGCATCTGGTGCAGAAGGATCTGCGACGATATCTGCCGCTGTGGCAAGATGAAAATCGTCTTGAACGAGTTGATATCCATTGGCGGGTTTAAGAGACCCTACGCCTCTTGTTGAAACGCCTAGAGATGCTCCTCCGTCTAATAAACTCTTCACAATTTTTCCATTAGGAGTATCTAAGATTTTAGCCTTACCGATAAAGTTATTACCATCTGGCATGAGACTTGTGATCATGTGTGATACACGATCCAAGTTGATTGTTGGTGAATCAGGATGACCTAGTTCACCAAAAGCTCTATTCTTCATTACATAGTTTTGATTATATCTATCAACTTCTTTTGTTAAAACGTGTCGTGGATATACACGACCATTACGGTTTTGCTTCTCAGCTTGCATAAAGATGCCTTGAATGAAAGCTTCTTTCTTACCGTTTACTTCTTCTGTTATGTACTGAACATTCAGTACTTCTTCTTTGATTAGTTTCATCTGTTACAGTCCCAGTGATGCTCTTTTACGTAGTGATTTCTGTCTCTTCATGAGAGTTCTTGTCATCTTTGATCTACGCTTGATTTTGCCACGGCGTTGACCTAATTTTCTATTTCGTCTTTCAGCAGGTGACATTCTTTGCAATTGACCACCTGTAACTTTGTATCCTTCAACATTGGATACTTTCTTGCGGCGCTGAATCTTACCGCCACGAATACGTGCTTTTACGATCTTGACACGAGCTTCGTCTAGTTGTTTTGTTTCTTCTCTTTGTATGCTTAAAGGATAATTTCCTATTTCAGGTGAAATGCTTTTTATTCTTGATCTTTCTTTTGCAAGAGCTTCTGTATTTCTTCTAATAAGATCATCTGCTTCAACGTCATCAACATTTTTTGAAGGTGATGGTGTAGTATCACCTAAATCTTTTTTTCCGCTTGCATCTGGCTTTTCTAAAGTTGTATATGAACTGCTTGCCATTTCATCAATCTCATCTTCTTCAAGAACATCAGAACGAAGCTTCTCAGCACGAGATGGACCAACTATTCCCATTTGTTCAGACATCTTTGCTGCCACAGATTTCTTCATCTCAAACAGTTTCTTTTCCATGATAAGTGTGATATTCTCTGAAAGAATTTCGTTTGCTGTATTGTAGTTTCTATTCTTGATGTTTGAGATAAAGTTATTCATGCTATGATACTCTGTTAAATGCATATGGATCGGCAGTCTGACCTGCATCATAATCACGACTGTCTTTTCTCAGATCAAGAATGATTGTTGCACCTTCGCCTGCCACAAGACTTGATGTTGTTATTAATATATCACCTGATGAGTTTGCTTCTGGATTTGTGATAACCGCGCCATCACCCATACTCTGGAAGTCATAATCAAAACTACCAGAACCTACGAAAACAACTTCTCCGTTGGCATCACCATGCCATTGAATTTTAATGTTTCCATTTGAAGATAATGTTCCGGCACATCTCTTTATTGTTGTTCTATACAAAGACTTGGGATGTGTATTTGATGCCATTATTTGACCATTAGCATTCAATGCAAGAGCGAGAGTTGACACATCTACAAGAACTGTATTTGAATTTTGTGTGCCATTACCTAATATGATATACTTTATCAATGCTCTTTTATTGCTATCGATCAATCTTTGTTCTTTTATTAAAGCCATCTCTTAGTGCCTTACTGCAAATGTTAAAACTTTATTGAAAGAAGTTGCATTTTCATTTAGCATTTCTTCCATTTTCTTTTTGTTCTTCTTGTTCATAGACTCATGTAATGAAACAATCTTTTTTGCTACAGTGTTATTTATTGTAATTGCCTGCTCACCAATTACGATTTCTTTCTCTGTTATGTCGTTTTCTACCATGTTCTGAATAGCATGATAAACGGATTCTTGCTGATCTTGTTGTCTAAGCATTGCCTGATTAGCTTGACGACCAATTCTTTCTAACCATCTTTGAACAGCAGCATCAGTAGAAGTTGCTTTGTTTACACCTACTCTAGGTCTTTTTCTAAAGTTATATACTGGTTTAGTATTTCCTTTAGTATCTTGTGTAGTTGTTGCTGAACCAACTTCTTCATCGTTTTCGTTTCTAGATGTATTTTCTCTAAGCATTGCTTGGTTTGCTCTACGATTGAGGATATCCATCTGTCTGTCTATAGTAGCACGATTGGTTACTGGTGTAGGTGTAGAGATGGACGGTTTCAAACCAAACTGATAGTTTGGACCTGGTTCTTTTGGACGATCTTTTGTAGAAGCTCCAAGCGAGATATCAGGAAGACGGAATTTGCGGCCTCTACTCAATCTTGGTTTTGCGCGGCTTCTCACTCTTGCAATTGTTTGTGCTGCATTTCTTGCTTTAGCTTGAGATTGCGCTTTTGCATCAGCTTTTTCTTCAGCTTTATCTTTCACTCTTGTCTTATCACCAGCTTGCGCCGCTGCTATATCACCTGTTTGCACTTGTGCTTGTCCGCCAGCAGCCGCTTCTTTGGCTCTTGCTCTAGCTCTCTTTTCAGCATCAGCAATTGCTTTTTCCATTTCGTTAGGTGGTACATCAACGCCTATTCCTGAAGGTATAGCAATAGCTGGCACGCCGCCTTTTGCTTGCGCCGCTTTAAAGATATCTGTATTCGTTATAGAACGACCTTTTGCGCCTGCAGCAACATCAGCATCTTTATATCCAGCAACATCTTGACCTCTAGATGGGATTCTTATTGGCTTGATATCTGTACCAAGGCCAAGTGTTTCTGCTCCTGGAAAAGCTAAAGCCCTTGAACTTGTCTCTGCTTTTGCTCTAGCTAACCTTTGCTGAGTTTCTTTTGCTGCTTTTGTTTGAGAATATGTATCTGACCAAGTGTCAGCAGCACCTTGTTGTTTTGTGGCATCTTTTAATGCATCAAATGTTCTTTGGTTTGCTGCTTTTGTAGCTGCCGCCGCGGCTGCATCTGCTCTTGCTCTGTCTTGGGCTGTTCCAACTCTTTTTTCTTTCGTTTTTAGCCATTCGACCTCAGGAGCATTTGCCGCAGTAGGACTTAAAGCCATTTGAGCAGCGGCAATCCATGGATTTGCTTTAGTTAAAGCTCCTATACCTATTTTTGGTATGCCACCGGCAATAAAAGGAGCAGTTCTTTTTGCAAATTTAAGTGCTTTAGGACCATATTTTTTGGCAAATTTTTTTGCTTTTGAACCTACTTCACCCCAATCAATACCTGTTGGCATTGTTGCTGTAGCAGATTGTTCTCTCAGAAAGCTTAAATGGTTTTCAAAACTCTCTTTGACTATACGTGGTTTCCATCCTGGTTGACCACGAGGAGCGCCAGCATTCTGTGTAACAACAGGTGTTTGAACAGGTGTTGGTTTAGGAGGTTTTGCAGGTTGATTTGCTTTCGCTTTAGCAGCTTTTCTTAGTCTTGACTTTATACCAGAATAGATACCTAAGTTCATGATTGCATCTGCCAATGGATTAGTTGAAGTGAGTGTTTTCATTATAAGATGCTTTCTTATCTCAGGCAGATCAGCATCAGTAATGTTTTTCTTTTTACCAATATCTGGTGGTACTGGTGTTTTTGCTTCATTTACTGCCATGATGTGATCTCCACCATAAGGAACAGATACATATCTGTCTATTGATTGAGCATAGTATAATGCTACTTTTGTATTGTCAGGATATACACGAATTGCCTTACGCTTCAGTATGAGAACTGGTGGTAGATCACTATCAGAAGGCCAGTTCTTTGGTCCTCTTGGATCATACTTCGACAGATAGTCTTTCTTTGCTTCAGACAATTGATCATTTGAAAACTGAACGATGAGTGATTCCAAAAGATTAACAATAAATCTCTTTTCAGAACCACTCATCTTGTCAGCAGAACTCTCAAGGATCTTTTTAAGTACAGGAAGTTTTCTTTCTTCAAACAAACCAGCTTCAACCAACGCATCAAGATTGCGCTGTTCTCTTTGTGATTTCTCAGTGATAAAATCGTATGATTCTCTGATTTGCTTGATATTTTTCATAGTGTATTAGGCCTTCTTCATTTTACGAGCTATCATCTTCTTCATTGGAATAGCCATTGATTTTTCTTCACGTTCATCTTTATCATCATCGTTCATATCTTTACCTTCATATACTCTCTTGGCACCAATCTGAGTCATTCTAGCGCCTTGATCATCTATCTTTGCTGTACCAATAGGAGCACCAGTACCAAGTCTTGATACAGATACTGTAGCCTGACCATAACCTGTTTTTGGTTCATTTACGGTACTTGCTACCATTTTTCCACTTCCAGAACCAGGAACAGTACCTGATACTGTTCCAGTTTGTGCGCTTCTATCGCCCATGTTAAAACCAGGACGACCAAATGGTCTCTTTTCCATTGCACCAATAGCCTGAGATAATTGTGATGCCTGAACTGGTGATAACTGCTGTTCATCTAGCTGTGCAAAGTAAGACTGAGCAATATCAATCTTTCTTTCTTCAAGCTTCTGAACTGCTTTTTCCATCAAGGCACTTGTGAAATTTTGGCGCATTTCATCAAGATTACCTTCAATGATATTTGATAATGCTTGTTTGATGTTATTCATTTTCTTCTCCGAAATAGTCTTTGAAATATTTATATTTCTTCTACTAGCTGACAATAAAATAGTGTAATAGACAATTGTGATCCTGAACCTAATAATACATCACTAGGCAATGAGTGTGGACCTGATACAACTACAATTTTTGATCCTCTTGGTAGCATTGTTTCCATTTCACCAGATTGTGTAAATGCTTCTGTATAGATTGACTTTTGTCCTTGTCCTATATCAATCTGCAACAGCGTGACAGAAGACATCTGTGCTTCTTCTGTTGCAGATTCAATGCATACATTGTAATCAAGAGATGTTGAAACATATCCTCTGAATACATATTCACTATTTACTTCTATCTGAGACGGATTGTATCTGCCGCTCAAGCAAGTATAGACTGAGTAGTTGAAAGGCGCTTGACTGTCTTCAAAAAGTACATCAATTTCATTTACCATCTGAGTGACAAATCCTGCCAACTCTTCATCTGTTCCAGCATCAAAACCTTGATATAGATATGTGTTAACAATTTCAAAGTCAGAAGAAACAAAATCGATAAGAGTATTGATTTCCATCGAATCAAACATCGAATCGTTGTAAAACTCTTTTAGAGCTTGATCGACTTGCATGACCATATTACTTTCATCACTGAGAATTTTTTGGTCATTCTGAGTTCTTTTGTAGACTGTATTTGTGTACTGATCAGCTTGCTTTTTCAGTTCAGAAGTCTTTTCATTCTTACCGCTTGCTGAAGCTTTATTGTAGTTCGCATACATGTCTTGCTGATTACTAAAAGGAACAAGATTATCTCCATCAAGAAGGTATGCTATTGATCCTTGATTGTCAGCAAATCTATTAAATCCAACATATGTCAAACCCATCTTTTGAGCCTGTAACATTGCTTTTGACTTAGGTTGATTCAGTACCTGTGCAGCTAAAGATTCTTTTAAGAACTCATCATACTTGAGCATTCGCAGGCTCCATCGTATCATTCACAAAACGTTTCTTACTGGGTTGTGCTAATGGATTTGTCTGATTTTTACCCATGCCTGTTTGTGGTTCTGGTGCAACACCGGCACTTGCTGCTTTTAGACTTTCAGCAGGTGTAGGTGGTGGAACATTTACTGGCACATTGCCAGCACCCGGCATAGGATTACCAAACTCATCTGTTGGCATATTTTGAGATGCTTCTTGATTGATTTGCTCTAACATCTCTTCGATTTCTTCATCATCCATCTGAAGAATATTTCTGCGAACCCATTCCATAGAGTAATAGCGACCTACATATGGATCAATAAGCTGTAGTGTTTGAACACGATTTTGAAGAAGCTCTGCTTCTTTCAATTCTGTAAAATTGTTGTCTTTCTTGAAGTCGTACCACAGTTCTTCTTTGAATTCTTTCCATTCATCTTCGGTACAAATCTTCTTGAGAATACATTGTACTCTAAGAAGATCATCAAATAGAGTTGAGAATTTGTTACGAAGACGATTAACAAACTTGGTAAACTTCAATTCATCTCTGGTAATTTCTGTTGTACGACCTAATGAGAATCCTTGTTGCTGTTCAAGTCGTGAGATAGGAACACCAAGAGCTTTGTAAAGCTTTTTTTCAAAGTACTTAACATCTTCCAATTCACCAAGGTTCATACCACCAGGAAGTGTTGTGATTTCTGTACCTTTACCACCTTCTCTACGTGGCAACCAAAAATCTTCAAGCATTGAAAGATGTTTGCGGTCGTCTTTGATTTCGCCTGTGCTGGAATCGTATACTAGTTTGTTACGATACTTGACCATAACATCACGCAAATATTGTTCGGCTTTGATTGTTGGCATATTACCAACGTCGATATAGAACACTCTGCGCTCAGGCGCGCGTGAGAGTCTGTAGATAACTGTTGCGTCTTCGACCATGCGAAGCTGATTGAGTGGCTTGATAGCTTTGTGTAGATAAGAGAGTACCATAGCTCTCTTAGAATCCATCAGACCTGAATTGACATTTACAATAGCATCTAATGTGATCTTTGTACCAAGCTGTGAATGAGCACCAATCATACCTCTTTCATTGTAGAGGTAATATTCTTTAATCTGCTTGATGACTTCCATTCCACTGTTTGGATCTTTTGTCTTTTGTACTTCGCGGATTTTGCGAATTCTGCGAGGATCAATGTATCTGATCTCTTGAATACCCTTCTGAGGCGACTTCTCATCAATGACAATATGATAGAATATTCTACCGTCAATGTACCATCTACGGAAAATATCATGTCCCATATTACCAAAATCAAGAAGCTTTAAAATCTGATCAAATTCATCTCTGATCTTTTTCTTTACTGCATTAGATTCTTTGATTTCGTCTGTGATAAGTTCAACACCGCGTTCTTCATCATCATTAACAATAGCTTCATTGACAATTTCATCTATAGCAGTTTCAAGTTCTGGCTGCATAGACATTTCACGATATCTTGTGATGAGTTCAATTTCATTACGAACAACACCATCTAAGTCAACATATGTGCCATAGTAAGCACCCGACTGAATGGTTACAGCACCATCGTCGGTTGTTGGAATAGCAAACGATTTGTTACGTTCGTCTTCTTGCTGATTTTTCTTACGGCTTATTTCAAAACCGAAAAAGCTTACGGCCATAGTTCACTCCGAGAAAGCGGCGGGGATTTCTCCCCGCCTTTGTTATAATATAATTAGACTGTAATAGTATTATTAAGCGAGTTTGGATTATTCACATCGTCAGTTGTTCTAACACCAGACTCAAATGATTCCCACCACTGATATGCAAAGGTCACAGCGAATTCTTCGATAGTATCATTTGCACCCCAATCCATTTCAATTGGACTAAGATCAATTGGAAATAAACCAATGAACTTATACTTTTTAATACCGGCTTCGCCTTCAATATTGGCTTTTCCATATTGAGTGATAATAGCATCTTTCTGATAAGAATCTGGATTTACTCTACCTATTGCTCGTGTATTACCAACATGAGAATTCAGTTGACTCATCCAAATTTCAAAAGCGTTACGAATTAAAAAGTCTTCATCATTGATAATTGTTACTGTCCATTCGGTAAATGTTCTATTACCAGAAAATTTCAATTCACGACCAAAATAGTTAACTGGAATTTGATTTACTGTTGAACCAGGCAACTGTGCAGCACGACACATAAATGAAAATTTATCTATTGCATTGGTAGATCCGCTTGTATTGATAAAACTACCAAGAGCAGGAATTTCACACTTAAATAAATTAGGACGGGCCCCGTCACCAACCATACGTGTTCTAAATTCGTTTACATTAAAAGCCATTTATTTACTCCTTTTGTCTATTTATGTTCATTTTTAGCAATTAGAATCTACCAACGATTTCTTCGAAGGCAACACCAGTTCTTACAGCAACAAAGTTAAGCTGAATGAAGTTGATGCTTCTAGCTGGCTTAATGTAGATATCACCGACAAATTCGTTTCTGTCGATAACTTCAGGAGTGTTATTTGTAGTATCGCAAACTACACGATATGCGTAGATACCTCGGCGGCCCTGCACATCACGTAGGTAAGGCTCAACGAGACCTACAAACTGTGAACGTGTAAACTCATCGTTGAATTCAAACAAGCTGTACTTGGCTGCTCTTGCAATTGCCTTTTCAAGAACAATGAACAGGCGACGAACGTTGATACGGTCGAATGCTGAAGGTCTTGAAAGAAGGGTCTTATCACCATATAGAATTGTACCTTCGCCTGGGAATGATACAACAGGATTGATACCACTCTTGTAAAGAGTATCACGATCTGTCTTACCTGGATTCCATGCAAGCTTTACTACATTCTTGATCTGACCACGATTAAATCCAGCTGGTGAGTACCAAGGATCACGCTCAAAGTCTGTTCTTACACATAGACCTGCAATATCACCATTCAGAGGCACCCAACGATATACGTTATTGTACTTGTCAAACTGATACTTCCAACCTGAGTCCATTACAGCATATGATGTAGATGGTAGAATATTTCTGTAGTTTACAGCATTTGTCGCTTCATTACCATACTTGTTGATTACGTTAGAAGATTGTGGAGACAAGAATGCTACACAGTCTTTGCGTGTTTCAACAATGTTATTGATAATGTGCAAATGAACGTTAGAAGAAGATGCGCCGGCCATGATAAGAGAGATATCGACTTCTTCACCGTTCTTGAAACGATCATATGCTCTTACAAGTTCAGCATCAGAAACGTTAGCTGTTACACCATTTGACAACACAAAAGAATATGAATCATTTGATGTAAATGTATTATTACTTGCTACATTACCCCAATTTGTAGAATTTGTTGGATGATTGATAATGTAAATGTACTTTGATCTGTCATTTATCACATTTACATAATAGTTAGATGAACCATCATCATTTTTAGCATCAACGGCTTTTGAAACATATGAGTACTTTTCAAGAATTGTATTTGGTGCAGCAAACTTACCTTTTTCGTCAATGACAAGAATATGCATTTCGTCACGTAGTCCACCACGAGTATTTGCATATCCTGTTGTTAGTGGTATACCGTCAAATTGATTTGCATAATTTATTGTGCTGCTGCTCCATGCAGTCCATGCATTTGAGTTTGTGCCGTTTGCAAATACTTCAATTCTAAGACCATTTCCTAGATCGCCAGCATAACGTGCAGCAATAACACCATTGTTAGCTGCATCACCTACGAAAGGATAATTCCAATTGTTATTATAGTCTTCTTGATTTGCAATGAGAACGCCTGCTCCTGAACCGCTTGTTGCGTTCTTGTCTGTTGATGTATTGGAAGCACGAACGACCTTAAGGTCACGACCGTATGCCAAGAAGTTAGCCGCAGTAAACCAACTTGATATCACGTTAGCATCACCTGTTGGCTTACCATAGGTGTCTACTAGCTCGTTTTCGTCTGAAATTGTCATAATTGTATTTGAAGGACCCCATGAAAACTGCGCCGCAATAGCACCTTGTGTGGTGCCCACTGAAGGCACAATAGTAGTAAGGTCGAACTCAGATACATTTACACCTGGTGACAGTTGAAATGCCATATTATCTCTCCTTTAAAAGTGGATTATTATTCTTGTTATTATTTAGAAAAATGAAGATTTATAGTCTGTCTGACCAGTTCAAATCGTTCCAAGGATATCTTTTATCGATGTCTTCAAACCATACTGTACCTCTTTCGTCCACTTCCATTTTAGGAGTATATCTATCAAGTCCATCATCTATGATCGGCAAAGGAGTCAAGTCTGAATCCATCAACTGTAATTGCTCTTCTTGCAGAGTTCTACGGATATCGTTCTTGATGTTTTCCTTGAAGTATCTTTGAGCAGTCAACCAGCCAAAATGCACCAAAGTCATCGCAAGATCGTCGTTATTACCCTCTTCTGCCTTGAACGTCTTCTTATCTGCTGAGAAAGTAGTCAATTCCATGATCGTCTCAGCATCTTGAATGATGAGCTTATCGCTCTCAACTAATGTCTTCAGATTAGCACAACCGATATTCTTTGTCTGTTGTGATGTTCTGATACCATATGCAATCTTCTTTTTAAAACCCGGTGTTTGCTGCTGGCCTTGTTTACCTTTGACTTCAATCTTGATGAGATTTTCATAAGCAATTTCATGATGAAGTATTTCAGAAACTTGCAGGCCAATTGTATTGATTTCTACCAAAACAAATGCTTCATTATAATATCTGGCATGATTTGCTATGATAGAAGGATACAACATAGGCGATATCTTGTTGTTTCGGTACTTGGCAACTTGTCGATAAGGTATTTCAGTAACGTCTATGATTGAAAAAGTTGAGTAGTCAAGGTTCAATCCTTCTGCGACATCCACAGTCATGGTATATGTATGATCTTTTATTGGCTCTTCATAGATGTCGAGAAAACCTTCTTTACGAATAGGATTTTTGAAAGCCAATGCTCTCAGCTTCGACGGATGAATAAGTGTATTTGTAGAACCAATGAATTCACACTCAAATTCTTGTCTAAACTGGTCAGGAGATGTGTTACGAATTGTTAGTTCTTTCCACTCTTCATCTCTTCCTGGCACCATACTCCAGTGAATTTCAATAGGTATATAATCTGAACGCTTTTCAGTTGCTTCTACCCACATACGATAGAACAAGTTCAAACCATTTGGTGTCGAAACGATAATAACTTTTGTGCTATTACCAGATGAAATGGTAGGGTATGTGGACATGAAGAATGCCTCTGCGATGTTATTCGGCACGAAGGCAAACTCGTCCAAGAAGATAACATTGAAAGACTGACCACGGACAGAGCTACCTGATGTGGAATCAGCGACAGCTATTGAACCGTTTGCCAATTTGATGGAACCTTTGTTCCACAAAAGAACGCCTTGCTGAAGAAATCTAGGTAGATACTCAAAAGCAAGCTGAAGTCTACCCATGATTTCACGAGCAGTTGAAGACTTGTTTGCAAGAATAGCTATCTTGACATTTTCATTGAACAGTATGTAGTGTAGCAAAAATGCAACAGATGTTGTAGTCTTACCTACCTGTCTTGGTAGTTTACAGATAGAGAAGCGGTTCTCATGAAAAGTTCGCAGCATGTCCTGCTGAAAGTCCCACATACGAAACGGCATGAGACCGTGATCGACGTTAATGATCTTCATGTATGTTGTGGCAAAGTAAACAGGATCTTCCATGCATTTGGCAAACTCATCACGCTCAGTCTGGGTGAAAGCATGTTGGTAATCTTCTTTTGGTAAGTTAGGATTACCTTTATAACCATTATTAAACATCTATCAGTCTTTTCTATCGTTCTTTTTGATTTCTTCGTAACGATCACTGAGTTCTTTCATCTTCTTACGGAACTCATCACTATCGATCAATTTTCTACCAAGTGCTTTTTCGATCTTGGTTGTAGGTGAAACATAACCTTTACCGTATGCTTCTTTCAAAAAGTTTTTAAGTGTTTTCATTCTTCTTTTCTTTCATCTGTTTAAGTAGATCGGCAGTAGTTCCTACAAACACTGCTTTTTCTACTGTAACATTTGGCTTTTCATCTTTCTTTGTACCATGTAAATCTTTGTTTTTCTTCTGCAAATCATACAAATCTTTAGTGATATCTGCGATAGTCTTCATGGTCGTCGCTAATACCTCATATGCTCTAGGAGATTCAGATTCTTTGGCCAAATCAGTCAAGTTTTCCATTGCAGCATTACCTTTCTCTATAAGAGATCGAAATGTGCGTCTTGATAGATTGTAGTCAGCATCAGCGTCATCTTGCTCGTGCGGTGTATTGATTATCACTTCTCTCTTAGGCTCTATGATTTCAACTTGATTGTCAATACCAAGAGAACTTGAGATTATATCATTTGATTTTTCACTCATTCAGTTTCGGGCCATTCTGTTATTGTTGTAGTAAATCCAAAGTCTTCATCTGGTTCAGCATCGATTGGATTAGGATCAATCTGTATCTGAGCAAGCTTGATAGGTGTTGCATCAAAACTTGATATGTTGCAAACAGCATTTGTTGATGCTGCTCTGATAGTATTGTTTACCTTAAACTGTCCCTGAGAACCACCAATGACAAGTCTGTTTGTTTCACCATGCCAACTCAATACATATCCATATGCTGTAGCAGTTTGATATGTGGCACCCTGATACACGATATCATCAGGTTTGAATGTGCCATTTGCCAATGGTTCTGTTGTATTGATTTTGATGATATTACCAGCTTTGAGGGATTCATCATTGTAAATATTGGCAAACACACGACGAATGATCTTACCTGTAGAAACTGGACCGTAATAGTATGCTTTCATCGTGAAAGAAAGAGTCCAAGACACATATCTCACAGCATCAAAGTTACCTTCATGTTCAATTACGTTTGATACAGAATTTAATATGATAGGAATGTCTTTCAAGAATCCCATTGTAGGTACAGAATCGATTGTCACTGTGTAGTCAGGATTAAAATATGGTAGGATCTGTTCTACAATGTGTGTGCCATCATCAACATTTCTTGCATATATCTGTAGATCAAAGTTCAAGTCGTAAGGTACACCCATGTACTGAGACGCACCACGAGAAGATGTGTTTGCAACAGGATTCTTTAATAGTGAGTTTTGTTTTCTAGAAGCATCGTATGAAAATCCAGTCAACTCAAATGACATTCTCGGTAGAACAACCTGTACTGGTCTTTCCAAGTCTGGATCTGCTCTTAGTCTTGAGTAATACTTTTCTTTTGGTGCATAGACAACAGGCACCTTGAAACGTTCAATTTCAACTTCTGAAGTCTTGTTGACTCGCTTCACAGTAATGTTGTTGAACATATTACCAAAAAGTATAACATATTTACGAGTTAATTGGTGGTAAAAGTAGGCATTAGATAACATTTTTACGGCATCCCAAACGGATTGATTTCTGATAGATCAATGAATGTATTGGCTTCGTTTTGTATGACGCGATTATCTGAATCGTCATAGTCAATCAGATCAGACATATCATCAAACGATATGACATTATATCTTGTATTTGAACTTACACCAATGACGTTGACTGAAGCACGAAGATTACCTGCCACATTGATGATCTGCAATGCTTTTGTTCCAGGATTCCAGTTCTTGACTTCTGCTGTTGCTGTAGCATATTCAAGATTAGCACCCTGATATAGTATTTCATCTTGCAAGAAATTGCCTGATCCTGTGCCCAGTATCATTTCAACAGAATAAGATACTGAGTGTTCAATATCATCAACCTCTGCAACACCAGTCTCAAAGTCTTCGTTACTGTAACGGAATGCTTCACAACGCAATTCATACATGTATGGCTTTCTTTTGCCAAGTGAGAAGAACATCAATTCTTCTTCAACGAACTTGATTTCAAATATCTTGTTTAGAAGAGGTACATATATCAGATCACCTTCTCTTGGTCTGATTGCTGTAGTTGAAGGTACATATTTCTCAAATGATCTTCTTGATACGACAAAGTTTGATGTATCTCGTATTTCAAGACCAAACTTAGAAAAGAAGTCACCGTCACCTTCATAACCTTCTACGTTAGCAAGATACATTTCCATTGTGTATGCTCTGCTGAATTTCGAATTTACACTCTCACCAAGAACATCATCAGCGGCATCATAGACTTCTCTAGGCATATACTTGACATCATGGCCCATGATCTGAATTGATTCAACAATTAAATCTTCAAGAAGATATTGTTCATTGATGACAGATGGTGAAAAATTATTAAAGTAGACGGACGTTGCCATGACTTATCCCATTATGAAATTTGGAGGTTCTTCGTAAGTATCTCGAATCAACTGTTCTATCTCTTTGATTTCAGCATCTGCTTCATTATAGATTTGTTGACCATTCATTGTGATACCACCCGGTAACTGCATACCACCAAACTTCTTCATATTGTTGCCCCATATTCTCTTGATATGTGCTGTTGTCAATCTCTTGAGCATACGATCATTCCAGACATCAGCATAAGAATCCGGATCAACTATGATAAATCCTTCAATGATAAGATACTCACCGACTGAAGCCATGCCCCAATTCCAATCAAGATAAAGTTTGTCTGTGTGTCTATTAAAGCGAATTGGTTGTTCACCTGAGAATAGCATGTCTAATGTTCTGATATGCTGCATAGTCAAGGCATAGTTTACATATGACACTGAGGTAAAATCATAGAGTTCGTGTAAGCGAAGTTGATATCGCAAATCGAACATGTTAATATTGGCATTTGTTGTAGATACAGGAAATATTCGAGTAACACCAATGATGTTCTCTGTTATAGGAATATACCCATTTGTGATATTTTCCGCTGTAATTTGATGTTTCATGTACCAGCGTTCGACACCATCAAAATGGAAGTCTTGAAAATACTGCAATGCGGAATCTACACAGTCGTCAACTTGATCATCATCAACGTTTATGTTAATAACTGGATGACCCAGTTGTCTCAAACACCAATCTTTATGCTGTTCTCTTGTGGTAGGAATAGCCATTTTGCTTTATTTTCCTTCATTTTTGTAGTAGTATACATATATTTATAAGAATTGAGGAATTACATTATGATAGTTATCGGTGATTACATAAAAGACAAGTACATTTTTGGAACCAGCACAAGGCTCTCACCAGAAGCACCAGTTCCTGTGATAATACCCACACATGAAGAAGTTCGTCTTGGTGGTGCTTATAATGTAGTCAAAAATCTGCAAGCTTTTGGTGAAAATCCTCTATTCATACACAATCAAGATCAAGGAACGACTAAAACTCGCATCATTGCAAATGGTCACATTATCTGTCGCATAGACGATGAAGAGTATATTCCGTTTGTACCTGATCTGAATTTTGATCTTTCTCAGCACAAGTATGCTGTACTTTCAGACTATAACAAGGGCGTTCTGGACGATGCTCAGACTGTCATATGGAAACTCAATCTGGATGGCGTCAAAGTTTTGGTAGACCCCAAGAAAAGCTTTACTCACTATAGACATTCTTGGCTGATCAAAGCTAACAAGTCTGAGTATGAGTCTGCTATCGGTAGAAAATACTCATGGAACGAGTTCAGAGAATGTGCTGAAATGCTGTGTGTCGAGTATGATTTTAAGTATCTGATCGTTACACTTGGCGCAGACGGTTATGCACTATATGATTATGAAAGAAACTCTTGTCGTTCTGAAAAAGGTGAAGAGCGTACAGTTCTTGATGTGACAGGCGCTGGTGATGTATTCATGGCAGCACTCGCATATTTTGTTCAGACTATGCCCGTAGAAAGAGCAGCAAGTCGTGCAAACATTCTAGCTGGTATTTCAGTCGGGCATATGGGCACTTATGTGTTGACAGAAAAAGACATTGAAACTGTATGTGCGAAACCAAACACCGTGTTTACCAATGGCTGCTTTGACATACTGCATCCTGGTCACATTCATCTACTCAAAGAGTCAAAAAAGCTTGGTCGCAGACTGATTGTCGGTATCAACTCAGATGCGTCAGTGCAGAAGATCAAGGGCTTTGACCGACCAATTCTAAAGCAGCATCAACGCAAGATTATGCTGGAAACGCTAGACATTGCAAATGAAGTGATCATCTTTGATGAAGAGACGCCTTATGAACTGATCAAAAAGATCAGACCTGATATTATCACCAAGGGTGGTGATTATAAAATAGAAAATGTTGTGGGCAATGACATTGCAAAAGTAGTGATCATACCTACTGTAGAGAACTATTCAACCACGAGAGTGATAAATGAGATTGTACGGAAGAGTTGATAAGTCTTGGGGTTACGAAGATATCTTTGTGTCTACTGACGAATACTGCGGCAAATACCTTGTATTTAATCAAAAGGGTGATAAAACTACCATGCACTTTCACAAAGAGAAGAAAGAGACATGGAAAGTTGAACGAGGTCGTTTCATTGTGCGCTTCATTGATACCAATGATGGTAGAGAATTGGAAACCGTGATTGGTTCTGGTGATGTATGGACAAATGAACCTCTGTTACCTCATCAGTTAGAAGCAATGGAAGATGATTCGTGTGTGTTAGAAATTTCAACACCAGACTCAGTTGAAGACAACTATAGGCTATACAGATGAAAGTATTAGTAACAGGTTCAGAAGGTTTCATTGGTCGTAACCTTGTTGCTGCTCTCAAAAACCGCGGCGATGATGTATTGGAATTTGATACCAAGAACTATCGACCAGAAGAGTTACCTGCGCTCTATAATATAACTGAAGTTAAGATGATCTATCATCTAGGTGCTATTTCTAGCACACTTGAAACAAATCTTGATGCTCTATATCGACACAATGTAGAGTTCTCACTTGATCTGTTCAATACAGCTATCAGTCATAGAATTCCCGTTGTGTATACCACATCTGCATCTGTCTTTGGTAACACAATGAAAGACGGACAGTACATCTACAATCCTCTGAACTACTACGCAACAACCAAGATGCTGACTGAGATGTGGTTGTTTCAGAACAAAAGCAAGTTTCATGCCCTATCAGTACCTAGACTGTTCAATGTCTACGGTGCAGATGAACGCAAAGCTGATATGTCTACTAGCCCAATCTGCAAGTTCACTCAACAAGCGAAAGAGACAGGTGTGATTACCTTATTTAAGGGATCACACAACATGATCCGTGACTTTATTGCTATTGAAGATGTGCTTGAAGTTCTTATAGATATTCCAAAATGGAGCTTCTATGATGTTGGCACTTGTTTACCTATCAGCTTTCAAGATGTTGCTGAAATGATAGCTGACAAGTATAATGCGACTATCAAGTATGTGCCGATGCCAGATCATATGCGACCGTCATATCAGTACTACACCAAAGCAAGACAGAATGTTATTTGGTTTAAAACTGTAGAACAGTGGTTGAAGTCTCAATAAGATATCAACGATATTGATACTGCTTTTCTATCTCAACAAATCTGTTATACAATTCTTCACCTAAAACTTCTCTTGCAGCTTTTGATGTTTTATTAACAGAAGATCGGATTTTGTGAAGATCAGGAAATCCCCAAGCACCTAAATCATCAGAGGCTTCTTGTTTGATGTTGTTCATATCATAGTCATATGAAGGCAAATCCAAGAAGCTTTCTATTCTTCTTATCTCTCTCAAAGGATCGGCAACAAAATCATCATAGTCTACAAGAAGCAGCCTGTTTGATGCTGTTTGTCTAGCCATCACAACAGATTCCATACAATCTTTTGTCATGTTGAACCACATTTCACCCATGCGATTTTCATCTGTGTCTGGCAATCCTTTAGAAGCAAGTCTTCTGTCAAACTCATATGGATATTTTCTAATGAGTGTTAGCCAAGATGCCATAATGCTAGGCAAATCACGAACAGTTGCGACGATCTTTATTTCTTTACCAAAGACAATCGTTGAAGCATTCATATTTTTACCCCAACCGCGATGCTTATCAATTATGATCTCTTCACTTCTGTGTTCCCAAGCAGAGTTGATCATTGCTCTTGATATGTTTGTGAGTTGTTCGGGAATAGGATTTGCTACTACTTCCTCAAGTTTGTGAAATGCTTCCTGATTGTGTAGTAATAATCCAAGCAGTGGTGATGTTGGTGTGACATACACTTTGGGATTTTGATTGAGAATCGAACATAATACTGTGCTACCTGTTCTAGGCAGACCTGAAAGAAAATGAAAAGTTTTTGTCATTCTGTAATAGAACTTTCATGATTATATATTGCTGTGTTGCAGTATTTCATTTTCATTCCAAACTTGTTTCCAGTTACTTGGCTCATCTCTATTTGATTCATCAGAGATATGCCAAGCAAGAGTTTCCATTGGATAGATCAATCTTGTTTCCTGTTCGCGCCAGATTCTGTTTATGATCTTATCTTCTGGTGCACCATTGATTTCCCACATGTATGCTTGCTCTTTGAGAATACTATCATACTTGATCGATCCTTCTTTACTCATCAAGAAAGTTGCTGTTGTGTGAAACGCTGATCGCCAATATCCTTTCGGTCCTTTGATGATATAGCTAGGATTCATAGCACCCACACTATGATATCTATGAGGATGATTCATAGGAAATACTGCATAGTCACCTGGCCAAAAAACTTTCATGTACTCACACATATCTATCATGTCATCAATCGCTGATGTTACATGAAGATAATCATCTTCAACTAGATACACATAGTCACAATCTTGTTCTTTGAGCCAGTGATATTGTGTCTTGAAGTTATTCTTCTTACCAGAATCAATGAACTCACATTTCACACCGTGCATTGCAACCATCAACTGCATCTGATTTCTCTGTTCTTCTGTAGAACTATCATCATGAATGCTGAATATGATTTCATTCTTGCTTGCTGCAATTGTCTTGAGCAAGCTGTTTAGGCAAGTGAACATGATCGTAGGCTTGTCAGCATCTACTATTCTTGGTTCACCCCAAAGACTATAGACTGTACCGCATGTCTTTACAGCAATTGCAACTTTCTTCATCACATATTTTCCTTAACATGATTGATAGCAAGATCAATCGTTTCTTGCCAGTTTTTGTGCTTCTTCTGACAAAAGACTTTTGTGTTCTTACCATACCAATAACTATGATTGTCTTCAGCGAGAGGTACCCATGTGTAGTAAGCTGCAATAGGTGGAAGAATGACTGTCTTAACATCCATTGCTGCTGCTGAATGTGCAGTGCTTGTACAGCTTGTTACATTGAATGATGCAAGATACTGGATAGCAAGTGTATCTTGCCAGCTTTCAATTTCAACATCAATCAATCTGCTGTCTGCTTGCTTCTGATCTATCTGTAAAGAAACCAGAGGTAGATTGAATTTGGACAATCCTTCAAGAAGTAAATCTTTATCTACAACTCGGTGTAAATCTTGATCATAGTATGGATTGCCACTCCAACGAACAGTCATGAACTTCTCAGGCAGCAAAGCTTTCCACTTATTCAGATACTCATGTGTTGGCTTCAAATAAGGTCCATTCCATAGTTGATGTGTATCAAGATCAAGATAGATAGGCAAAGACATCGACTCTATGTAGACATACTCTTCGGTAGGATCAAGTTGTACAGAACTATGAATAGCATTGTATTCATTAGCAACAAATAGGTCAACCAAGTCTTTTCTAAAACCGATCCAGATTGCTTTTTGCCCACGCTTTTTTAGTTCGCTCATAAAGCGAATATTGATCAGTTCATCGCCTATACCTGCTTCCGCATAGACAAGAAGAGTTTTGTCTGTGAGTTCTCCTGTCCATTTCAGATAAGGTTTCTTTGCTGGTGGCCAGATACCAATACCTCTACCACCCAAGATCATGTTGCGAATACCCGACTTGAAATTGCCGCGTTCCATCTGAAATGTGCCCATATTATACATGATGCGTTTCTTCATTTCTTCTGGTATGTCTTTATCAAGCAGTTCAGTTTGAATCTCATATGACTTGACTGAATCACCAAGCAGATAGTATGAGAAAGATTCTTCCATCTTCATATCACCGTCTTTTGGATTTTGTTCTATGTTGATTTGAAGATAGTCTAGTGCTTTTTGAGGCTCGTTCATATGATTGTAGACTTTAGCCAAGTTACAACGAATCTGATACATCTGCTGATTATTTGCTATTGCTGCACACTTCTTCAGCATCCGAAGTGAACTTTCATAGTCTTTTGCCTTCTCGTAGAGCATACCTAGTTCATCGTACTGCTCTAGATTATTGGCATACTTTTCAAATGTCTTCAATAGACTACGCGCCACTTCAAGTTCGTCTACTTGCTTGAGAAATTTTACAACCGCTGTGAGGTGCATACTATTATTCCTTTACCACTTTCCAAACCACATGTGCTTCAATCGTTGTATTCAGTGCTTCACGAAACAATCGTTCGTTTTGCTCTGGTGTATTTTTCTTGATTATCTCTTCGTAGAATGGATCAATGACATAATCATAGCTGACAATCTCAAAGTCAACATCAAACATCAGACCAAGAGTTGATGTTGCTGAACCTATAGCAATGTCTCTTTGATTGAATGTCTTAGAGAAAAGTCTAAGCCCTTCTACTGTGATTGGGCGTTTATGAGTGGGATCATTGTAGAAGACTTCATGCCCGTGATGTGGCACACGAATATCTATAATCGCATCATGCTTACACACACGATAGAGTTCTTTGAGAAGATGAAAATAACCATCACCTAGATGTTCTAGGATGTGATGTGCAACGACTTTGCTTACTGAGGAATCTTCAAAAGGCAGTCTATCTGTTTCAAGATTACATAGATGATCTGGTTTGCAGTTAGGATCGTTGTCTACATTGAGGTAGCCATTGAAATGCTTATAGCCACCACCAAGATTGATGTTTATCATGATATAGGTCTCCACACAAGAATATACTAGTATATAGTTGTGCTTTTAGTAGTCACCTGATGAGATTGCTGTTGTGTGATAAGTACCAGCAGAAACTAGTTTCCAGTTAGTTAATGAACCAATCTGAACTGGTGATGATTTAGAAACAATAGTGCCATCACCGAGACGACCAGAACCATTACCACCCCAAGTCCATAATGTACCATCAGTTTTTATTGCTGCTGTGTGATAACCGCCGGCAGATACTAGTTTCCAGTCAGTCAATGATCCAATCTGAACTGGTGATGATTTAGGAACAACAGTACCATCACCGAGACGACCATTAGTATTACGACCCCAAGCCCAAAGAGTACCATCAGTCTTTATTGCTACTGTGTGATTACCACCACCAGAAACTTGTTTCCAGTCAGTCAATGATCCAATCTGAACTGGTGATGATCTACGAGTAATAGTACCATCACCAAGTTGACCATTATCATTAAAACCCCAAGTCCAAAGTGTGCCATCTGTCTTGATTGCTAATGTAAAAGATCCACTAAAAACTGTGCGAGAAACAACAACTTGTTTCCAGTTAGTCAATGAACCAATCTGAACTGGTGATGATTTATAAACAACAGTACCATCACCAAGTGCACCATAAAAATTCTGACCCCAAGTCCATAATGTACCATCAGTCTTTATTGCTGCTGTATGACGACCACCAGCAGAAACTTGTTTCCAATTTGTTAATGTGCCAACTTGAATCGGAGATGATTTAGATACAGTAGTACCATCACCAAGTGTACCATCAAAATTATTACCCCAAGTCCATAATGTACCATCAGTCTTTATTGCTGCTGTGTAACTACCACCAGCAGCAACTTGCTTCCAGTTAGTCAATGAACCAATCTGGACTGGTGATACTTTGTCAGTAGCAACACCGCCAGTGCCATCACCAAGTTGACCAGAACCATTCTGACCCCAAGTCCAAAGTGTGCCATCTGTCTTGATTGATGTTGTATGTTCATAACCAGCAGAAAGTAGTTTCCAGTTAGTTAATGAACCAATTTGAACTGGTGATGATTTGTCAACAATAGTACCATCACCGAGACGGCCATCATCTCCTTCGCCCCAAGCATACAGTCCTTTCTCATAGAAAGTATCAGCAGACACAAACATATCATCCATGTCAACATAAGTTGTTGATGGTGTGCCGTCTGAGTTTAGTATTGCGAATCTGTAGTTTGTGGTCATGTTACTCTCTTAAATGTATCCGTCAAGGATTGCTGCTGTGTGATTACCACCACCAGAAACTTGTTTCCAGTTAGTCAATGAACCAATCTGAACTGGTGATGATTTGTCAACAATAGTACCATCACCAAGACGACCGCTAGCATTATTACCCCAAGCCCATAAAGTACCATCTGTCTTGATTGCTGCTGTGTGACTACCACCAGCACCAGCAGCAACTAGTTTCCAGTTTGTTAAGGATCCAATCTGAACTGGAGATGATCTATGAGTAACAGTACCATCACCAAGTTGACCAGAAATATTACGACCCCAAGTCCATAAGGTACCATCTGTTTTAATTGCTGCTACATGATCTTCGCCAGTCGCAACTTGTTTCCAGTTAGTTAATAATCCAACTTGAATTGGTGATGACTTACTAACAATAGTACCATCACCAAGTTGACCATCTTGACCAAGACCCCAAGTCCATAAAGTACCATCAATTTTGACAGCAACTGTGTAACCTCTGCCAGTCGCAACTTGTTTCCAGTTAGTCAATGAACCAATCTGAATTGGTGATAATCTATCAGTAGTAAGATTATTACCAAGTTGACCATCATCATTACGACCCCAAGACCACATAGTGCCGTCTGTTTTAACTGCTGCTGTGTGATTAAACCCAGCAGAAACTAGTTTCCAGTTAGTTAATAAACCAATCTGAACTGGTGATGATCTGTTTGTTGTAGTACCATCACCAAGACGACCGTTAGTATTATCACCCCAAGCCCAAAGGGTACCATCAGTCTTTATTGCTGCTGTGTGACCACTATCAGCATCAACTTGTTTCCAGTTAGTCAGTGATCCAATCTGAACTGGTGATGATTTAGAAACAATAGTGCCATCACCGAGACGACCATCAGCACCATTGCCCCAAGTCCATAAAGTACCATCAGTCTTGATTGCTGCTGAATGGGTACCACCACCAGACATTTGTTTCCAATTCGTCAATAATCCAATCTGAACAGGTGATGATTTATCAACAATAGTACCATCACCAAGTTGACCGACATTATTACGACCCCAAGTCCAAATCCCCGGAGTAGTTCTACCAGGTATCAATTCCGGATACAGATCAAGCAAGTAATCTTTGCTGACATAACGCTCACCGAGATCCTGTGTATTAGGACCACCATCAACATTGACTATCTTGAATCCAGTATTTGGACCTGTTACAGACATTTGTTATTCCAATACGATTGCTTTAAGTTCTTGTTCTGTCTGAGCAGCATTGATTGCATTATGAGTTGTGAGTTCCCAATCAAAGCAAGTCTGAATGTGTGTTTTGCCTGCAAAGACAATCTGTTCCATATCATTCTTTGTTACACTGATCCATGTCTCAGGAAACTTCCAGTTGATTGTTTCTGTGTCTGCCATAGCAAGATATGTATCCAAGAATATCTGTCTACCTTCTCTTGTCGTATCAACTGTTACTTCCGTACTTTGAATTGTGATCTTGAAACCACCTACTTCTTTTTTGTAGCGATTGTTCGTCACAGTAGTTTTCAATGTGCCTTTGATCTGTTCAAGAGGTGAGGAAACAGCGTTGTATGTCTCTGTTGCTTCGTTGTTAGCATATGAATAGTATGGTCCAGCAAGCTGCTCATAGATGCCATCATGTGCTGGCACATTTGATGTTATTACAGGAAATATTTCAAGCCCTTCACCAAGAGCAAGATAGTTGCTTTCTGGTGCAATAGGAGGAATAGTGTACTGCTCAGTGATATCGCCCGCTTCAAGAAGATCATTGATTTCTCTCTGAAACATTCTTTGTCTCCATGGCATTGGACCAAGAAGAACTGTTTGCTGATCTTTAACGATTATGTAGTTCATGTTTTTCCTCTATTATGATAATTCTCTGTATGTAATTGCTGTTGTGTGATTACCACCACCAGCACCACCAGCAGCAACTAGTTTCCAGTTAGTCAATGATCCAATTTGAACTGGTGATGATTTAGAAACAACAGTACCATCACCAAGTTGGCCATATTGATTACGACCCCAAGACCATAGAGTGCCATCAGTCTTGATTGCTACTGTGTGGGCATCACCAGCAGATACTAGTTTCCAGTTAGTCAATGATCCAATCTGGACTGGTGATGATTTATAAACAACAGTACCATCACCAAGTTGACCAGAAATATTTAAACCCCAAGCCCATATAGTACCATCAGTTTTAACTGCTACTGTATGGGCAGAACCAGCATCAACTTGTTTCCAGTTAGTTAATGAACCAATCTGAACTGGAGATGATTTATCAAGAATGGTGTCATCACCAAGTTGACCAAAACCATTTTCACCCCAAGTCCATAGTGTACCATCTGTCTTGACTGCTGCTGTGTGATCATTACCAGCAGATACTTGTTTCCAATTCGTCAATAATCCAATTTGAACTGGTGATGATTTAGAAACAACAGTACCATCACCAAGACGACCAGAAGCACCATTACCCCAAGTCCATAGAGTACCATCTGTCTTGACTGCTGCTGTGTGTTGATTACCAGCAGATACTTGTTTCCAATTCGTCAATAATCCAATTTGAACTGGTGATGATTTATTAACAACAGTACCATCACCAAGTGCGCCACCGATATTATAACCCCAAGACCATAGAGTACCATCAGTCTTAATTGCTGCTGTGTGATACAGACCAGCAGAAACCAGTTTCCAGTTAGTCAATGATCCAATTTGAACTGGTGATGATTTAGAAACAACAGTACCATCACCAAGTTGACCATTAATATTACCACCCCAAGTCCATAGAGTACCATCAGTCTTGACTGCTGCTGTGTGATCCAGACCAGCAGAAACCAGTTTCCAGTTTGTTAAGGATCCAATCTGAACTGGAGATGATTTATTATCAATAGTGCCATCACCAAGACGACCAAAAGTATTACGACCCCAAGCCCATACAGCATCACCAACAAAACGCTCAATCAAATCCGCATCTGTGATGAACTTCTCATCCAGATCAACATACTGCTCTAACTCTTGATCGTAGTATTTGTAGTTGCTAGTCATCTATTCTTCAATTCTTCTACTTGCTTGCTCAGGTCTTTGACTGCTTCAATCAGAACAGCAATCAGACCATTGTAGTTAACAGACTTCTCATCACCGACAAGTTCAGGCAGCACCTTCTCGACTTCTTGAGCGATAACACCAAGCGATGGTAAACCGTTATCTTTCCAATCAAAGCGAACACCATTCAGTAAGTTAACAAGAGTTACTGCATCTGTGATCTGAGTGATGTTTGTCTTCTTGTTGATGTCTGATGTTGAGTTGAATACAGTTGATGATAGTGTGCCTGTATCTACATTGAATGTCAGCTTAGTAGATGCGACATTGATAGATGATGCTGTACCAGATGTGGTTGTTGTAAATGTGATGTATTGAAGTGGTGTTACGCTTGATTGATCTGTTATTGTTACTGAGCCACCACCACCACCACCAATCGCACCCCAAGCTGTAGCGTTTCTTCCTTCAAAGCTACCTGTTTCAGAGTTAAAACGAATAAGACCTTGTTCTGCTGTTGGTCTACTAGCAGTGTCCCCAACAGGCAATTTAACCGCACCAGATGTGACACGAACAATATTATCGCCGCCAACATAATCTATGCGATTGGTACCTGCTGAATCAAAATGTACATTTGCGACTTTTAATATTGACATTTCCTAATGTTCCTGTTTGTTCTTTTCTATTTATAAGCCTTCGTCATGTTCTATGGACTTTTCGCAGTGATTTGGATCTATCTTGTCTGCTATCCAACAAAACCATCTGCATAAAATACATGTGCTTAGTATTTTAGCACATCTGGAAGAGATAGTTTCATCTGGATCACCGCCTAAAAGAGTGTTACCAAGCTGATCTACAGATATAAGTATGTTCCAAAGATATTTCATGGCCAATAAGCTGTATTTGCCCAATCTTCTGGTATTGGATCCATATCCTTCAATGCTCTAGCAGCAAAGATATGCGCTCTTTCATGTTCTGCTGCTGTTTGTCCAAACGCAATAACCGTTGGCGCATCCATTTGGACAATTGAGTTGTCTTGAGCAATCCAAGAAAATGGTTCTGTGCCACCATGCCACAGATAATTGTTTGCTTGTGCGCCCTGTGTAACTGCCATGAAAGCAAGAAGCGCAGCACCAGATATACGCTTCTGATCTTCTGGTCTGCTGTCAAACATTGTATCGTTAAACAAAAATCCTTGTGCGATAAGTTCATCCCTATATCCAGTGATAGAATCAAGTGTTTTGGTTCTTTTAGCAGCAAGTTCAGCAGCGATCTCTTCTGAAGTTTTGTCTCTAACAATCCAGTCAATCGCTTGTGAATTCCATTCCAAAACTTGTGTATCAGTAATAGTTGGCTTATCAGATACTTCAGTGTATCCAGCATCAGCAATTTCTTCTATTGTAAATGAAGTCGGATCAGTTCTTGTTCTACCATCAGACAACCTAATCCTGAATGGTATTGTTTGTGGATATGCGCCGTTGTATGAATATAGTGTCATTATTTTTATTCCTAAACGATTATGGTTGAGTTACAACATCTACATAAAAATCAAGAGTTGTTGTCGCTCCTGTTACATCTCTTCCTTCATAAAAAGTACAACTACCTGGACTTGAACTTAATGTTATTGCTGGACTTCTTAGCCAGAACACATCACCATTGACAACTGGACTTGATGATTCAGTATATACATAATAACTACCACTCTGTGCTGTCAATGAACCTGTACCACCAGATGGTGTTGCTCCTGTATTTCTATTCCATTGTTCTGCTGTTGTTCCGGTGCCAAGTGTTGAAAAACTTGCTGTAGAATATGTAGAATCGCTTCCATTTGTTGTTGTTTGAAAACTTTCTGTTGTTGAATCAAAGCTATAACTATTGCCATCCACTGAAATGGTGTCTAACTGCACATCATTTTCATAAACATTTCCAGTTGTTCCTACTACAACTTTCCAAACCAATCTAATTTCATGCCCAGCATATGCTGTTAAATTGACAGACCTTTGAGTCCATAAAGCACTAGTGCTGGTTAACTGTAATAGTGAACTGGATAATCCCAGTGGTTGTGCTGTTACTTGACTTTTAGGAAATTGAATCGTTGAACGAAGATTCCATATACCTTTGGCTTTTGAATAGTCCAGATCAGCAATAGTTTCAGGAGCAGCAACATTCTCTGATTTGAGATCATCCCAATTGTTGAAATATCTTTTTCTGCCTTTAAAAAATCCACCAAATCTACTTCTGCTCATTACTATTTCTCTATCTATTAAAACGTATATGGTCCAACAAAAGTTAATCTACTAGATGTAACAGCAGCATTTGTTACAGTATCTACTGTAGTCCAATTTGAACCGTCATTGGATACATCTATGCTCCAGTCATCTGGGTCTCTAGTTGCTTCATCATTTGCTGTAGCCCATCTATAACCATTGAAATTTCCTGATCTGCCGGCACCAAAATCAAAAACGAGTGTTGTTGTAACACCATTAAGATCTAACCATTTAGTTGCTGTATTATTATCTATTAGATTTGGCGGTTCTTCACCAGATGGATGTGAACCGCCTGGATTTGTAACAATAACACCAGACATAGATATATCAGAACCGTTCAATTGAAGACGAAATTCTGATGCTTGAACAACTGCGGCTCCTTTGTTTCCGGTTATAACCCATCTAACAAATCTATAACCACTAGGAATCGAACTTAACGATTCTAATACTGCTTGAAGATTGAAGATACCATCATTAGAAGGAATAGTTATTGGATCTCCCTGTCCATCGCCTGTGTTTGTAGATGGAAACGCTCTATTTTCTCCCCAGATAATTCTAACTGCACCGCCTGCACCAGGACCATTTTCATTCGATAGTTCAGCGCCACCACCACCACCGCCATAATTACCGCCTGTTGATGGATTGGCGGTGGAACCTGGACTTACGCTACCGCTATCACCACCTGAACCACCACCACCTGGTCCACCATTACTACCTCCGTAAAATCCTGCGGTGCCATTAGCGCCTTCGCCCAATATGCCAACGCCGCCGCCTGCACCAGCAGCATCTGAGTCGCCACCAGCGCCACCACCGCCACCGCCGCCACCAGATCCAGCTTGACCTGCATTATTGATAGCACCGCCATTGCCGCCATTTCCAGAGTAACCACCAGCGCCACCACCACCTGTAGCATCTGCTGTGCTCGTATGAGTTGGAACATTACCGCCGTTGCCGCCACCATCACCAACATATCCACCGCCAAGTTTAGTTGCACCATCATCTGCGCCGCCTTGACCGCCAAAACCAGCAACCGTTGTATCGTCTATAAAATAGCTATTACCGCCGTCACCTGCAGCACCAGTACCAGCCCTTATTCCACCTGCACCAACAACAACAGTATATGATTGACCTGGAATAACTGTTATATTATTTTTCCATCCAAGACCGCCGCCAGCGCCACCGTAGCCACCTGCGCCGTTACGATGATTACCACCGCCACCGCCACCAACAGCAACAACACAAACACTGGTTACACCATCAGGACATGTCCAAGAGTATGTACCTGGTGTTGTGTATGCTTGCTCTCCCGCTGCTAAGCTTGAAGCAAGCTGATAAGAAGTTGTTACACCAACAAAACCACCGTTAAGATATACACTCTGTAAAGGCATAGATTACGAAATTTCCTCATAACTACAAATTGCTTCTAGATCGCCAGCTGCTGATGCTGTACATCTAAGTGCATCGCTTTCTTCAAGGTATACTGCTGTCTCTTTTGAAATAACAACCAATGTAGCATCAGCCGGCACAGTAATTGTACTAGCAATAGAATACGCACTACCACCCCTAAACAAATCAACTGTAATATCAGCAGCATTAGTGCCATCTATGTTTGATATAATCAGTGAATTTATTTTATATACTTTACCGGAAGCTGCGTTGTTAGTTACGATAGCAGTTGCGGATGTCGTAACTGCTAGAACTTCTGTATTACCACGAATTGTTGTTACATTGACTATGTTTGGCGCTGCCATATTTTCCTCTTATCCAAAAACGATTGCCATTGCGATTGCTTTACCTGTTGATACTGCTGTATTAGCCTTATCAAATGCTGCCACCGCAATAGACGCTGATGCATTAGCAGTGTCTGCCGCAGCATACGCAACATTTGCAGCATTGTTTGCTGTAACATATGCATATGATACGGCAGTGTTAATCTCAGGAAAAGTTAATCCGTATAACGATCCGTTCAAAAAGATATTATCATTTGATGAACTCATTACAAGAGATGGTCCTGATGTGTTACCTGTTTTGATAATCAAATCAGAAAATTCGTCAGGAGTTTCAATAATTGATACAGATAATGTTGACATGTTATACTATTGCTATTCTTGCGTTTGCTTGTATTGTTAGTGTTCTGTTTGCTGCAACTGTGATTGGACCAGCAGCAAGTGCATTATTACCTGAGTATATAGTTGTGTTCGTAGTTAGCGTATTTGTATGAACACGGAAGATGTCACCAAGTCCAGTTGCGATTCCTGTATCTCCATTATTGCCTTGGAAATATCCGCCGCCACTAGAACCCTGAATACCTTGTGTGCCAATAGCGCCCTGAGTTCCTGTTGCACCCTGAGTTCCTGTTGTTCCTTGACGACCTTGAATACCCTGTGCACCAGTAGTACCTTGTGATCCAGTTGATCCAGTAGCACCTTGACTTCCTGTAGCGCCTGTTGTTCCTTGAGTGCCTGTAGTACCTTGTGATCCAGTTGATCCTGTAGCGCCTTGAGTACCAGTAGCACCTTGTGTACCAGTAGCGCCTTGTGATCCAGTAGCACCAGTTGTACCCTGACTTCCTGTAGCACCTGTTGATCCTGTAGCACCTTGACTTCCTGTAGCGCCTTGAGAACCAGTAGTACCTTGTGAGCCAGTTGATCCAGTAGCACCAGTTGTACCCTGACTTCCTGTAGCGCCTGTTGTTCCTTGACTTCCTGTAGCACCAGTTGATCCAGTGGTACCTTGTGATCCAGTTGCACCAGTTGATCCAGTGGTACCTTGAGTACCTGTAGTACCTTGACTTCCTGTAGCACCAGTTGATCCAGTGGTACCTTGAGTACCTGTAGTACCCTGAGTACCTGTAGTACCTTGACTTCCTGTAGCACCAGTTGATCCAGTGGTACCTTGTGATCCAGTTGCACCAGTTGATCCAGTGGTACCTTGACTTCCTGTAGTACCCTGAGAACCAGTGGTACCTTGAGTACCTGTAGCACCTTGCGTACCTGTTGATCCTGTAGCACCTTGACTTCCTGTAGCGCCAGTCGTACCTTGAGAACCTGTAGTACCCTGTGAACCTGTTGATCCAGTAGCGCCTTGAGAACCAGTCGCGCCAGTCGTACCTTGAGAACCTGTTGTACCTTGAGAACCAGTGGTACCCTGACGACCTTGAACACCTTGTGATCCAGTTGCACCTTGAGTACCAGTCGTTCCTTGTGAACCAGTTGCACCAGTAGTGCCTTGAGTGCCAGTTGCACCTTGAGAACCAGTTGCACCAGTAGTGCCCTGAGAACCAACAGCGCCTTGAGAACCAGTTGATCCAGTGGTGCCTTGAGAACCTGTGGCACCTGTTGTTCCTTGAGAACCAACAGCGCCTTGAGAACCAGTTGATCCGGTTGTGCCTTGTGATCCTGTTGATCCAGTTATACCCTGTGAACCTGTAGCACCTGTCGTACCTTGAGAACCAGTTGATCCAGTGGCGCCTTGAGAACCTGTGGCACCTGTTGTTCCTTGAGAACCAACAGCGCCTTGAGAACCAGTTGATCCGGTTGTGCCTTGAGTACCAGTAGCACCTTGTGTACCAGTGGCGCCTTGTGATCCAGTAGCGCCTTGTGATCCAGTAATGCCTTGAATACCTTGAATCGCTTGAACAGAGTTTGCTTTATCATATGCTGCATTCGCAGTCTCATTTACTGCTCTAATCCAAATAATAGTGTTAGAGCCAGCAAGTGTTAAATTGGATGTACGGACATCAGCATTCAAAACAGCTAATGTCATATTGTTAGAAAATGCACCTATATGATTGTTTGCTGGTTCAGCATCATAACCATTAAACAAATAATACATCTTGTCTTCATGTTCACGATAAAGACCAGTATGAACATTTTGACCAGTTGCGTTGACATAATTGCCTATAAAACCAATATCCACGATATCAGAAGAATAGTTATTTCCAGCAAGATACAGAAGTGGATCAGAAACTCTTAGATTTTCAGCGTTAACAAAAGTTGTATTGCCTGAAACAGTCAAGTTTCCAGCAACGCTCAAATCACCAGATATAGTTCCACCTGTTTTTGGAAGAGCGTTTGCAGCAATACTATTAGCAGTGTTTGCTTGATTATAAGCTAGAACAATAGTTGCTACTACATTGGTTGTTCCGATAATAAGTGTATTTGATGCTGGATTATAAGTGAATCCAGGTGCAGATTGTGCAGTTTGATTTGATCCTGTTGTTGTTACAAATACGGGATAAACTAGATCGTTTACTGTTACGAGAGTAGAATTTATCTGTGTAGATGGACCAATTGGACCTTGAGTGCCTTGAGTGCCTTGAGACCCTGTGACTCCTTGTGATCCAGTGATACCTTGAGAACCTGTAGTTCCTTGTGATCCAGTGGTACCTTGAGAACCTGTAGTTCCTTGTGATCCAGTGGTACCTTGAGATCCGGTGGTACCCTGAGTACCTGTGGTACCTTGTGACCCAGTAGTGCCCTGAGAACCAGTTGATCCTGTAGTACCCTGAGATCCAGTAGTACCCTGTGAACCTGTGGAACCCGTAGTACCTTGAGAACCTGTAGTACCTGTAGAACCTTGACTTCCTGTTGTACCCTGACTACCAGTTGATCCAGTAGTACCTTGAGAGCCAGTTGATCCAGTAGTACCTTGAGAGCCAGTTGTGCCTTGTGATCCTGTCGTTCCTTGTGATCCTGTCGTTCCTTGTGATCCTGTCGTTCCTTGAGTACCTGTAGTACCTTGACTTCCTGTTGTACCCTGACTACCAGTTGATCCAGTAGTGCCCTGAGAACCAGTTGATCCAGTAGTACCTTGAGTTCCAGTTGCACCTTGAGAACCAGTTGATCCAGTGGCGCCTTGAGAACCTGTAGTACCTGTAGAACCTTGACTTCCTGTTGTACCCTGACTACCAGTTGATCCAGTTATACCCTGTGAACCTGTATCACCTGTCGTACCTTGAGTACCGGTTGCACCTTGAGTACCTGTAGTACCCTGAGAACCAGTGGTACCTTGAACGCCTTGAGTACCTTGTGTACCAGTAGCACCTTGTGTACCAGTAGCACCTTGTGTACCAGTTGTTCCCTGAGGACCTTGTATACCCTGCGCGCCAGTTGTACCTTGTGCGCCATCAGTTAGAATAGCTGAAATTGTTATGGAATCATTAAGGGCGTCACCTGTAATTTGAATATTATTACCAGGTAAAAGATTAAGAACATCTCCCGAAGTATCTGCAACAATAAGAGTTCCTGCTGCATTAACTGTTCCAAATGCATCAGCTTGAGGAGGCAAATCAGATACGAATGATTTGATTGTACCTGTGTTACTCTTATAATACAGTTTACCATCAGCATAGTTAATAGCCAACTCGCCGTTTGCAAGTGAAGTTGGCTCTGAACCAGGTATTGCTGATTTTTTAAGAGTTATTACTGTGTTAGACATTAAAAGTCATCTATTAAAATTTCTTTTCTTTTATCTTCAACTTTGTTAGTTTGTACAGAGTTTTTAATATTTAGTGTCTTTTTAGGAGTTTTACTTACAGTCTCAAATTCTTCAATTTTCAATTTTGTAAGTTTTAACTCTTCATTCACAGTAAAAAATTGAGATTTCAAATCATTGTACTGCTTTGTAAGAGTTTCCATATGTGCAACTTTGTTATTTATTGCATGGTATGAATCTTCCCAATACTTAGCATTCTTTTTCAATTCTTCAACATCAACAGATCGACTTTTTAAACTTGATAGTTCAGAAGAAAGTAAATTGATAGTGTTATCTTTTTCAGCAATTTGACTGTTGATAACACTATCTTTTTCACCTAGTAGTTCGTTTGTCACACGCAACTGAGCTTTCAACTGCAATATTGTATTCAAGTTTTCATGTATGATTCCAACAGCGGAATCAATGTATGCATTAATATATTTCTCACTCATAATTTAAACTCCAATAGTGTGTTAGAATGTACCGCCGTCTAAATCTCCAAACTGAGGAATACCAGTAGATGATGCTTGCAATACTTGCCCTTCTGTTCCTGCTGATGTTACTTTTAGAC